AGAACTATTTGATTTAGACTTGAATAGAGCTGCTGCGGGGGCTGATCTTCTTATTGACGAGTGTGTTGGACACGATTTACCACAAAATGTGTCAGAAGTAATTCTTGAGATGGTTTTTCAGTTGGGGACAAACGGCGTTAGAAAATTTGCCAACATGTGGAAAGCCATGAGAGTCAAGGATTGGAAGAAAGCCGCTGAAGAAATGAAAGATTCTAGGTGGCATAGTCAAACAACAAAAAGATGTGAAAGTCTTGCAGCAATAGTGGAGGGAACAACAGGTGTCTAATAGTAAAATGAATGGTATTTCACCCGCACAACTTAAAAAACTTATGTCTAAGTTTATGAAAGATCAACAATACTTAGCAAGTAAAAAGCTAAAGAAACCAGGCGCTAATGTGTCTGGTAAGTCTTTGACAGGTTTAAATAAGATGTCAAGCTCAATGCTTCAACAGTTAATAAGCCCTAAGCCAAAAACGGCAAAAAGGGGTGGTAAAATTAAGAAAAAAAGATAGGATAAAGATATGAGCGATTATACATACGATCATTTAGGGCATAAGATTATAAATGAAACTAAGATTGTGGAAGTTAAAACTCCTACTCAATTAACTGCAAATGCTATAAAAAGATTAAATCACCCTGAAATGAAGCCAGTTAAAAAGAAAAAAGGCGGAAAGGTTAAGAAAAAGAAATGACAGTAATTAATCGTAAACTTGACGGTAAAATTAAATATTTTGAAGTTAATCCTAGTGGTATTCAAATTGAAATTGACAAAGACGAATATGATAAAAAGTTAGAAACTCAAATAAAAGATTTTAAAAAGAGTGCCCAAAGAAAATCTCAAGGTGGTCCAATAACTAAAACAAAAAAATCCAAGTCTAAAGTCGCTGGTAAATTAGCTAAACGTGGTTATGGTAGTGTAATGAAAGGTAGGTAATGATGGCACTTAAAGGTAAACAAAAAAAATTAGATAAGAATAAAAACGGCAAAATTGATGCTCAAGACTTCAAGATGATGAAGAAAAAACCTGTTAAGAAAAGCATAGGTGGTCCATTACGTGGAATAGCTAGAGGTGGCGGAGCAGCTACTAAAGGCTTAGGTTTTAATATTAATTAATATGGCAAAGAATCCTGACGAAGCAGCTATTTTGGAAAAGATAGCTAAACTAAGACAAATACTAAGAGATACCGATCCTGAAGATCCTAGTTACGAAACATATAGCTCTGATTTAGAAGACGCTATTCGTGACTTAGGGATGTATGATAATATGGCTTCAGGAGCAAAAAATTAACTAATCCAACTTTTCAATTCATCACCGATCACTTGACTGGCTATGTCAACCTTGTTCTTCAAGGCAGTTAATATTTTTTCATCAACCGTTCCCTGACAAACAAAGTCAACATACGTCACTTTATTCTTCTGACCAATTCTGTGAGCACGATCTTCGCTTTGTAGTCTTATCTCAAGATCATAATTGTTTGAAAAGTACACAACAGTGTGGCTGGCAGTAAGAGTGATTCCATATCCACCAGTCTTAGGGTTCGCCACAAGGTACGTAAGATCGCTTGTTTCAGATTGAAAATCTCGTACCAGATCCAAGCGTACCTGATTTTCAGTATCACCATAAAAAGCTGCAGCTTTAGTATCACCGTATTTCTCCTTTAGTTTCTTTGTAATGGTTTCGATGTTATGTCGATAAGTAGCCCAGATGATAACTTTACCATCGACTTCTTCTAAGACATCCATAAGCTCATTATATCTTTGGTTAGGTATGTCGTGGATTTTACTCCCATCATTTATAGTAAATCCACAACATACCTGGTGCAACTTTACAATCTGTGAGAGCCGGTTCACAGATGTCGTTGTTTCGTCATTGAAAATAAACATTGCGTTTCTTCTCAATGATTCATACGCTACGAGTTGTTCTTTACTCATAGGTATAAACCTTTTCATATATATCTTTTCGGGTAGATCGACACATTCATCTTTCTTGACACGGAAAGCAGCAGAATAAATCTTTTCTTCTAATTCATCTAAACGTTGATAGCCTGTAATCAAAGGAAAGTGACGACCGCCTGATGTTGGACGATTAATAATTTTGGCATATCGTGCACGAAAAGCATAATAGTTCGACTGACCCAGTATCTTTGAATCAAGAAAAGCAAACTGAGTATAAATATCTAAGGGTGATTTAGTAACAGGTGTGCCTGTTAGTATTCTTTTGTAAGCTATATCTTTTGATAGCTTAATTAAATTCTTTGTCCGTTTCGCATTATGTGTTTTGATGACGGTACTTTCATCAACAACCATCATTGTTTTTGTTTTATCTTGAACACTTAAATATTTTTCTAAAAACTTTACACCTTTGGGTGATGAGATAGCTTCGATATTCATCAAAAAAATATTAAGTGGTACAACACTTTTTTCTAATAAATCTGTCAACTTCGCTTTAGTAACAGGATCTTTTAAACTAGGATCCCACGTACTAATTGCATATTTTGTTTTTTCAGGTGCAACAAATTCTGTAATTTCTTTATACCAATTACGATACACGGACTTCGGTGCAAGGATTACACAGTTATCCACACCTTTTTCATGATGCAAACATAGTAAATCCATGATTGCTGTTATCGTTTTACCTGTACCCATTTCCATCAAATAGGCGAAATTGTTGATGTTTTTATCATGACAAATTCTTCTTGCCTTTAGTTGATGAAGAAAAGGTTCCTTCAAAAAAAAGTTAGCCATTGTTAAAATAATATATTGCATTTTGTTAGGATTTCAAGTATAAGATTTGTAACGAACAATTAAGTGTTTAGCTGACACTTATGGCTTGTGGCGGAACAACGTTTTTAACAGAGGCGTAACGCACAGGGGTGATAGAGTAGGGCCAACTGGCTGAGGCTATCATGAGTAGGTTCGAGTAGGGTAGATGAAATGTTTATCTGTATCCCGAAAGTTGGAGGTGAAACAACTAGCCCTCCCAAGCTGTTCTAACAAAGGAGGCAAACAAATGGCTAACACGATTGATTTTGAAGACCTCAAACAAGATGCGGGAGATCTCAAAAAACTTCAAGACGATGATCTAACAGGATTATCAAAACTCATACAAAGACAATTAGATTTAGACTCTGAAATAGAAAATATGGAAGAGACTTTAAATGAACTAAAAAGAGAAAGAGATACTCTTTCTAGTGAAACAATTCCTACTAAAATGCAGGAACTAGGTATTAATGAAACTACAATGAAAGATGGTAGTAAAGTTACTGTCAAGGAAGGATTTCATTGTAGAATACCTAAGGACAAAATTGAGGAAGCACATGCATATTTAAGAAATAATGACCTGGGTGATATCATCAAAAACCAGGTATCAACAAGTTTCGGAACGGGTGAAGACAATATGGCTGGAGATTTAGCTGGATACATAGCACAGAACTACGGCATCACCCCGGAAGTGAAAGAATCAGTGCACCCTTCGACACTGAAGGCGACTTTAAAAAAGCGTCACGAAGAAGGACTAACGGACCCTGATGATCTCTTTGGGATCTTCATACGTCCAGAAACCAAAATAACAAAAGGAACAAAATAAATGACACAACAACAAAAAACCAAAAACGAAGTAGCAACAAAGAACTCTACTGCCGTTGCTACTGCACCAATTGATTTAAGTGTAGTAGTCCAAGACCAAGGTAAAGGTTTAGCTGCCGTTGATATGAACAGCACTGCTATACCTTTCTTGAAAATACTTAGCTCAATGTCTCCGCAGACGAAAAAACAAAAGAGTGAGTATGTCGAGGGGGCAGAAGAAGGTATGATTTTCAATACGGTCACAGAAGAACTCTTTGACGGTACTGAAGGTATCTCAGTTATACCATGTTACTTTGAGCCTGTTGCACTAGAATGGTCTGACCGTGGTACAGGGTCCTCGGCTCCCATCGTGCACCCAGTGGATACTCCTCTATGGGATAAAACAACAAAGGACGCAGAGGGTAAATCTAGGCTTCCACAGGGTACTTACTTAGAAAGAACTCACAATCATTACTGCCTCCTTACAAACAGTGAAGGACTCACCTCGCAAGTCCTTATTTCAATGAAGGTGAGTGGCTTATCTAAGTCTAGAAAATGGAACAGTCTCGTAATGTCAGCGAAGGTGAAGAATGGTGATCAATCCATCAACCCTCCTAGTTGGTACTTTAAGTATAACTTGACCACCAAACCACAATCCAATGACAAAGGTGATTGGTATAGCTGGGATATTAAAAGAGGTGATGTCGTTTCGGCTCAAGAATACGAAGATGGAAAACGATTTCACAATGCAGTGAAAAAAGGATCTGTTGAGGTCAACTACGAACAGTCGAATGAGAGTTCTGGCACAGATAAACCAGATACTGACAATCCTTTTTAAGGTGCTAGGGGGACTTCGGTCCCCCTCTTTACTGAATGGAAGCGTATCTAAAATTCAAAGAAATATTTGGTGGGTTAACACGTGCTCACGGAGTATTTTATAAAGGGGAAAAGAAAGAAAGTGGCAAAGTCGGTGGTAAAGCTTTTATCATCAAAGAAGAAGTCACTGACAAGCATTGGAAAGACCACATTGAGGGTAACGATCCTAGTCTTGGCATTATCCCCATACGTGATGATTCTACTTGCTCTTGGTCTTGCATTGACGTGGACGATTACAGTATAGATGTACGCAAGACTATCCAAGTTTACACAAAATTAAATTTACCAATTATACCTTGCCGATCAAAGTCGGGAGGATTTCACTTATTTATTTTCTACTGTGAGCCTGTGCCTGCTTCAGATGCTATTAAAAAATTAACAGAGATAGCTTCGGTGTTAGGATTTGCTGACTGTGAGATATTTCCAAAGCAAGAATCTCTCAATGCAGAGCGTGGTGACACAGGTAATTTCTTAAACCTTCCTTACTTTAAGGGAGATATGTCTGGCAGATACGCTATGGACGAAAAAGGGGAGTCATTAACGCTCGAAGAGTTCTTCAATTTGGTTTCTCAGAAGGCAATCACACACGACCAACTGCAAAACCTATCTGTAAAGCCCTTAAAACAGAAAAAAAGCACTTTTGACGGCCCTCCATGCATCGAAATCATGCAAAATATGGGTATTTTTGAAGGATCGAGGGATGATGTGGTGTTTCACTACTGCGTCTATGCAAAAAAGAAGTTTGGACCTGGTGAATGGCAAAACAAGGTCATGGAGTTTAACACCAAATACTGTCAACCACCGATGAGTTACGATCAAGTTAAGCAAAAGATCGATCAGCACGAGAAAAAAGAATATGGCTACAAGTGTAAAGACGTTCCGATGCGTAATCACTGTGATAGCTCTAAGTGTCGTATCAGAAAGTTTGGTATTGGCAGGGACGATATTGAAATGAACATAGCCAACCTGACCAAATTAGAGTCGGATGAATCGGTATGGCATTTAGATGTAGACGGTAAAAGAATTACAGTTACGACAGATGAGTTGATGGATCAAAGAATGTTCCGTAAGAAGGTGCTGGAAACACACACCAGTTTACCTGTTGAAATGTCTAAAAGAGATTTTGAAGCTAGAATTAGAGAATTACTCGAACAATGTGAGATTATTAAGATGCCTTACGAGGTAACAAAAGAAGGACAATTTAATTCACATCTTGATGATTTTATATACAATCAAGCTATTGCTGATGATGCCGAGGAAGTTTTAAATCACTGTGTTTGGAAAAATGATGGAAAAGTTTTTTTTCAGTTGGCTAGCTTGGAGCGATATTTCCGTAAAGTACAATTTAAAGAATTTAGCTCTACACAAATGGGTTCCCTTATTCGTGATCGAGGGGGTGACTCAAAGCAAGTCCGTCTTAACAAAAATACAGTTAAGAATTTATTCTTTATACCTGACCCACGACCTCAAGAAGAAAAGAAATTAAATGTTCCCAACGTTAAATCCGATGTACCATTCTAGAGTTAAAAAGATTTATGGGCCACCAGGTACAGG